AGTTATGTTTGTTATCGACAGCCTGGGCATGTTGTTAACACCCACCGATGTTAATCAATTTGATGCAGGTGAAATGAAAGGTGACCTGGGCCGAAAGCCCAAAGCACTTACTGCATTGGTTAGGAATTGTGTAAACATGTTTGGTAGTTATAATGTTGGTATGGTATGTACTAATCATACCTATGCTAGTCAAGACATGTTTGATCCAGACGATAAGATCTCGGGCGGACAAGGATTTATCTATGCTAGCTCTATTGTGGTAGCTATGAAAAAACTCAAGCTCAAAGAAGATGAAGATGGCAACAAGGTAAGCGAAGTCAACGGTATTCGTGCTGCTTGTAAGATTATGAAAACTCGTTATGCTAAACCGTTTGAAGGCGTACAGGTCAAGATTCCTTATGAAACAGGAATGAGTCCACACAGTGGTCTTGTTGACTTGGCCGAGAAAAAAGGCATTCTCAAGAAAGATGGCAATCGCTTGATGTTTGTTACTAGCGACGGCGAAATTATCAAACAATTCCGCAAGGCCTGGGAAAGCAACGAAGATGGTTGTTTAGATAAAGTCATGGCTGATTTTGGAAAGCAAGCCACAGAGTCAACAGAAAATATTGTGGTCGAAGACTCAGTCGAAGAATGACAGAATTGTGGAACCCACCAAGTCCAACCGCCTGCAAATGGAAATGGACTTGGTCAACAATCTTTTTAAATTCGGGACGAACCAAAAGTTGTTTCCACAATCCAACAGCTGAATTCAACACAGAAACATTTGATTTTCATAACATTCCAGTCAAGCTTCTTGACAGGCAACAGATGCTCAACGGTGAATGGCCTGCTGGGTGTGCTTATTGCAGTCGTACCGAAGCAGTTGGAGGAACCAGCGATAGGCAAAGTCAAAACAAAATTCCTGATTTAATTCCTGAAAATTTAGATGTTGTAACAAATCCAAAAATAGTAGAAGTATTTTTCAACAATACCTGTAATTTAAAATGTTTATATTGTAATCCTGCATTGAGCTCTACCTGGATGCAAGAAGTTGATCGATTTGGTACTCTAGAGGTCAACCCAAAATTAAGTTACAAGTTTGAACAGGATCGAGACACCTATCTTAGAACCCTTGATAAATTTTTTGAATGGTTTGATCAAAACAAACATTCGTTGGAACGACTGCACATACTGGGCGGGGAACCATTTTTGTTGAAAGAAACTGATCGATTGCTTGAAATTCTATCCAACAATACTGTGGCACTGGAACTGGAGTTAATAAGTAATCTCACAATTGACGAAACAAAATTTGATAGCTATCTTGACAAACTGGTCAAATTAGTACATAATAGCAACATAGGTGGCGTTAAAATTATTGCCAGCATGGACGGATGGGGGGATGAAGTTGACTTTCAACGCCACGGAATTGATCGGCAACTGTGGCTAAGAAATTTTAATAAATTGTTAGAGACACCAGAAATAAAAGTTGATATCAATGTTGCTATTACTTGTCTAACAATTCCGTCAATTCCAAAATTAATCACAATGTGGAATGTATGGAACGAAACTAGAGAAGTTGGATTACAAGGCACACGAGTATTTGACCCAAGTTTTTTGGCACCCGAAGTATTGCCAGCCTATTTAAACAAACAGTTATTTGAGGAAGCACTGGAGTTGATACCCACTGATACCTGGTACAAACAATGGTCCAAAGAACGATTTTCTAATTTATTACCTGTATTTGATAAGTACCCAGAAGGAAACCCAGTTGAGATGAAAAAATTAAAAGTTTATCTTGATGAAATTAGCCGTAGGCGGTCCTTAGATTGGACCAAACTATTTCCACAAATTAATAAGGAGTTTGAAAAACTATGAGTGTTGAATTAAGTAAAGAAATTTGGGATGAGCTCAAGCGTTATGTTAATCCGCAGGATCGTGACGAAGCCGCAGAAACATTGGTGTCGGTTCTCATTGACAATGACTGTGATGCTGCTGATATTAAAAATGTATTTAAAAGCGATTCCGGAGTCAAGTCCGCCTTGGCAAGTTACCTTAAGGATCATGCCGACGAGGATGAAGATTTAGACGAAGATGAAGACTTCGACGAGGATGATGACTATTAATGTGGTACAGTAAAGTTGTTGCCGACCTAGGCAATATTCCAGATTTCATTGCTTACTATGAAAATGAACTCAATGATGCTAAACGTGATGTCAGCCTTGGCGGACTTGTTGAACGCAGCATCAAAGAACTTCCTGGAATCACCGAGCACAGGTTTAATCAACTACAAGAAATTGAAGCAATTTTAAATCACCTCAACATACAGCTACGTAAAATACGCAGAAAGCATTTCCAAAAGTATCTGGAGGGCTATGCTAGAGCACTGACATCTAGAGATGCAGAAAAGTATGTGGATGGGGAAGATGAAGTGATCGACTTTGAAACCATCATCAACGAAGTGGCCTTACTACGCAATCGTTGGCTAGGCATCATGAAAGGCCTAGATTCAAAATCTTGGATGAGTGGGCATATTGTTCGCTTGCGTACAGCCGGAATGGAAGATATACAACTATGAGATTTGAAAAAACCACAGATAGTCACCAGCACAGTCTTGAAACATTGGATCAATTGTTTTTGTACAGTGATTTTATGTACAGTATTACCAGCTTGGTAGACCTTGGGTGTGGTCTGGGCGATGATCTTAAATGGTGGGCCACACGTACCACCACCGACGAACCCCCGGTTCCTTTGAATATACAGTGTACCGGAGTGGATCTGGCTGATCAATTGCCATTGGTCAAGAGTCACACCAATATATCTTATCAACAAGTCGATTTTGAAGGATCTATTACAGCGCCCGATAAAGGATTTGATATCCTATGGTGTCACGACTCTTTTCAGTTTGCTGTGAATCCAATACAAACTCTTGGTCGCTGGTGGAATATGACCAGCCCGGGTGGCATGTTGTATATCTGTGTTCCCATAACACAACGCATACATCGCCGTCAGCTGGACTATGCGTTGCCCGCAGGTAACTATTATCATTACAGCATGGTGAACCTCATGTACATGTTGGCCACCAACGGATGGGACTGTCGAAGTGGATTTTTTAAACAATCGCCCAACGACAACTGGTTACACGCTATAGTTTACAAAAGTGAGCAGGCGCCACTAGACCCAAAAACGGCCTCTTGGTACAAGTTATCAGAACTTAAATTGTTACCGGAATCAGCCGATGCCAGCATTGATGCCCACGGCTACCTGGAACAGCAAGATCTCGTAGTGCCCTGGATCGATCACAGTTTAATGAGTATGGCGGTACGATAACGTCACTACAAGCCCCTGTTTTTACAGGGGTTTTTTATGGTTGACCAATAACAACCTTTTTGCTATAATATTAGTATAGTAGTAAATTAATCAATAAATGAACCTTCGGAAAGGAAGTAAATGAAACAAGAAATTCGAGCAATTTTACAAGTAGCAAAATTAGTAGGTGTTGCGATGCTGGTAGGAATAGGGGTAAATTTAGCATTTATCTTTGTGCCATTGAAAACAATCGGAATAATCTGTGGGATTTTTGCAACAGGATTTTTCCTAAAACTTGCATATGATATAGCACTGACTGATATCAAATACAAACAAAAACTAGAAGAAATGACCAAGAAGTAATAGGTTGACCAAAAATACCCAATACCGTATAATAGTATTATCAACAATAAATTAAGGAGCTAACCTTGAGTACAGTAATGATTAGAAATGGTGTGTATCGCAATATTCCAGTCAACGATGTTGCGTTTACATTGGTTAAAGGATTTCAAACCGGTGCCAAAGGAGGCTATGTGACCGTGAATGCAGATGGCTTTTTTGGCCCAGATTTTCCAGAAGTAGTTCGTATCAATGTAAACACAATCGAAGATTTAGAATTTGTGGGTGGATTACCTGCAGAAACTCCGGCTGTGGTTGCAACAAAACAACCTGCTGTGGTTGAGTCAGACGAAGAAGTCATTGCCCGCATCGGCGAACGCTTTGACATTCTTGATCAAATGACCAAGGCCACCATTGCTGGCGATGTACGAGCCATGATTGTGGTTGGTCCTCCAGGTGTAGGCAAATCATATGGTGTTGAAAAGCAGTTGGAACATTCAGGCCTATTTGACAAGCTGAGTGGTCGCCGTGTCAAGTATGAAGTGATCAAAGGTGCCATGACTCCGATTGGTTTATACTGTACCTTGTACAAACACAGTGACAAGAACAACGTGTTGGTGTTTGATGACTGTGACTCGGTATTCCAAGATGACTTGAGCTTGAACATTCTCAAGGC